GGCCACGGAACTACAGGAACGCTTCGGCACCACCAAGTCGATGGCCTACACATACACCTATGCGTGGCGCGCGGTGTTTGGGAATGCAGCGCCATTGCGTGCCAATCCGCACCGGGCGCAAGCTGTCGACACGCACACACCCGGAAACGGACAATCCGAACCGCGCATCACCCTGTCCAGCTTGCTCTGAGGCCACCATGAACCCTATCGCCGATCTAGACACCATCATCATCCCAGACAATCAACCGACACACATGCCGCGACAGCCACAACTCGGCGACACTCGCGTCCACTTCGGCGGTGAGCCATTCGCGGTCAGCGATACGACGGAACTTGCCGAAACGAGGCCAAAGGGCGACGACGATTTGCCGCGGACTGAGGCGGACGGGGCTTTAGGTCAGATTTTAGGTGGTCATCCTCGCGCGACCTTTCCTTCTGAAAAAAATATTTTGACATCCCCGGACTCCCCTCCCACAATGAGCGGAACTTTCGAGGAGTCAGCCCGTGACGATGCATGTGGTGGGGGTGCTGTTCACGTGGGTCTGGGTGCTGACGATGGTGGTGCAGATCGTGGCGGGCCTGATGTGGGTGCTGACGGTGGTGGTGAAGGAGCTCTGGGCGGGGGTGAGCTACCGGCGGATGACGCAGGAGCAGCGCAACGCGATCCCGTTTCCGGCGATCCACCTGCCGCCGGCTTATAAGCGCCGGGCGCCATGATCGCGGTCACGGTGCCACGGTCCTCTCAAAGCGGGAAACGAAAACAGAAAGCGCACCCGGCATGGGAGGCATGGTTCGAGGCAAGCGCGTACACTCCAGAGCAAGCCCGGCGTGAACTGGGGATGACGAACGCGACGTTCTATCGGCGCATCAAGGTGGCACCGGACTTGCAGACACGGCTGGCGATGCGTGCGCTGTATGAAGGACTGAAACCATTTGGGGAGTAGGGGACTGTGATGACAGGTGAAGCATGGGCGCTTAACGCCGCGTGGGTGGTAATTGCGGTCATGGTAGTGGTGGGTCTGTGGGCACTGGATCGGCTGCTGGCGCTGGGCAAGCCAAAGGCCGGGCCGCAGGGTCCGGTGGGGTGGATCGGGCCGCCGGGGATCAACGGCAAGGATGCAGACGAGTCGCGCCTGAGCGCGATGGAAAACGACATCGCACAAGCGCACGCGAAGATTGATTCGCTGGCGCGCAGTCTGATCGGCAGTACGTCACTCACCGCGTCATCCACCAAGGATCGACCATGAACCAAATCATCCCGCCCGAAAAACCCGATGTGAAAACGCCCACCCCGTTCGATGCCTACGTGCCACCGAAGTCGACCAAGCTGGAGATTGCCATGCAGATTGGCATTGCCGTGCTTGCGGTCAGCGTACTGGTGTGCCTGACGGTATTGGGCTGATCCATGCCCGCCACGGCTCGACGCGAAGCGCCCTCCTCGTGGCGGGACACCTTCGGCACCACGCGCCCGGTGATGTCGGAGAAAGAGGCAGCCCAGTTCGCTGAGTGGGTGCTGTCCTACCGCCAGCGACCCTACGATTGGGTCATGGCGTGCTACCCATGGCGGGTGGCGGATGGCCCGTTGGCCAAACGCATCCCGGAACTGTGGCAGCGCGAGTGGCTGAAAAAACTGCAGGGTGAACTGCAGCGCACCGACATGAGCCAGCACGAACTGGCCAACCGGGTGATCCGCCTGACCACGGCCGCGGGTAACGGGGTGGGCAAGACGTGCTTGGTGGCGTGGGTGATCCACTGGTTCGAGTCGTGCTTTCCGCACGGCGAGGGCGTGGTCACCGCCTCCACCGAAGGGCAGTTGTCCAACAAGACGTGGCGCGAACTGCGCAAGTGGCAGGACTACGCCATCAACGGCTGGCAGTTCGAGTGGACCGCCACGAAGTACCGCTCGCGCGACTACCCCGAGACATGGCATGCGGTGGCTACCCCGTGGTCGGATTCCAACCCGCAGGCGTTCGCCGGCACGCATGAGAAGTACGTGCTGATCGTGTTCGATGAAGCATCGGGTATCAGCCCATCCATCTGGGACGTGATCGAAGGCGCCATGACGACCGGGCTGGTGATCTTCCTCGCGTTCGGCAACCCGTCGGAAACCGAAGGGGGCTTCTACGACTCCCATGTGGGCAAGACCGCGAAGAACTGGATTCGCTTCCGGGTGGACGCGCGCGAGGTCACCTTCGCCAACAAGGTCGAAATCCAGAAGTGGATCGACACCTACGGGGAGGATTCGGACTTCTGCAAGGTGCACATCTACGGCCAGTTCCCGGCGATGGCCACGGCGACCTTCATCAATTCCTCCGCGGTGCGCAAGGCCGTCATCAACGTGGTGGAGTGGAAGCACATCCCGCGCGCCGTGCCGCGCCTGATGGGCGTGGACTTGGCGCGCGCCGGCTCGGACTTGAACACCATCGTCAAGCGGCAGGGCCGCAAGATGCACAAGGAAATCAAGCACTGGTCCGACCGCGACTCGCTGATTTCCGCCGACGCGGTGGCCCGGGACATCAACGAGTGGCAGCCGGACTTGGTGTTCATCGACGGCGTGGGCATCGGTGGCCCGGTCATCGACTACCTGCGTCGGCGCGGCTACGGCCGCATCATCGTGGACTGTCAGGGTGGCGCGACCCCGAACGATCCGGAGGATGCCAAACGCTACGCCAACATGCGCACCACCACATGGGCGCGCATGCGCGAGTGGCTGCCCTACGCGGACATCCCGCCGCTACAGGAGTTGTCCGAGGAACTGTGCGCGCCCAAGTTCCGCTTCCACCTGCGCTCGGACCGCATGCTTCTGGAGCCGAAGGCCGAGATGCTGGCGCGAGGGGTCAAGTCACCCAACATCGCCGATGCGCTGGCCAACACGTTTTGGTTCGTCACGCCGACCGCGGGCGGGGTGGGATCGGGCAGCGCCGAACCCGACGAAGTTTGATAGAATCACACTGCGGTCACATCCCTAACACATTCCATTAACCGGAGACAAGATCATGCGTGATGCCAAGAGTCGTGGCGACAAGATCGCTGCGCGCAAGGGAGACACCAAGAAAAGCGGGTCGTTCGAGGGCAAGTCCAATGCCCCGGGCGAGGGTGGGCGCGCGGCGCAGTTGAAGGCCAAGGGTGTGCCCGGCGGCGTGATCGGTGCGATTGCCCGCTCCAAGGGCGAGGCACCGGGACAGTCTGGCTTCCATGGGGGTGCGAAATGACCACTACCGTCGCGATCTTCATTCCCTCCCTGCATCCGGGCAAGCACGTGCGCGTGCGCTCCATCAACCCGGCGGACGGCACGCCGCTTCCGGGCGAGCAGTGGCACACGGCCCCGAACATCGTCAAGACGTTCACCCTCACCGACGGTGCGGCGCTGGAGATTGCCGAAGTGGAGTCGCCCGCGGCCGTGGTCGTGGAACCCACGCCGACGCCTGCGACCACCACGCCACCGCCTGCTGGAGCGTGAAGTCAGCCGGGCACTGACATGGCCGCACTGGTCAGTGTGCACAACGATGGCCCCGACACGGTAGAGGTTCGTGTCGGGCGCCGCTCGATCCTCTTGCACGCTGGGCAGGATTTCCGGGTGGCCACATCGAATGTGGTGGGGGTGTCGGCACTGGCCCCGATCAGTGCCGATGAACTGGCCATGCACATGGGGGGCAGGCCGGCAGGGGAAGTCAACCGTTACGCGGAGGACTGATGTGAATACCGTGATGAAACTGGTTGATCCCGAACCCCTAGATGACATGGGCAAGTTGTGGCGTTCGATGATGACTCTGATGCGTTCTTCGCCACTGTCGCAGGCCGAGAAACTGGGCATATTGGAGTTCGTCAAGCACGAAATACTCAATGACATGCTCTCGGCAAAAATAACAGGGGGCGAGTAATGGGGGTCATGATAAATCTGTACCTGTGCGTCCTGATGCGCGACGCCGAAGGGGTGCATACCTACACCAAGGGTGAGTGGCTGCGGGTGGCACGGGCCATCAAACCGGACCTGACCGAAGCGGCCTACGACGCCATGTGGGACGGCTTCTGTGAGTGCAAGGCCCATGCCTTGCGGGAATTGAATACATGACCTTCAACATTCGCGACGTGAATGGCTTTCCTCCGCCCACGCCGGGCTACCGTGAAATCGACTTCGCCTCATTGGTGTCGATGGCCAACAGTTCCCAAGAGGTTCCGGTCACGTATGCCTTTGGCGGCAATGCCCCGACGATGATTTCCATAGGCAACGGCACCCCGTTCGCGGTAACCAATACATCGGGTTCCGCACGAATGTTCGTGGAGTTCGAGCCGTATTACTGGAACCCACAATCTCCTGACTGGAATGGTGTATGAAACTTGTCCGTTGGCGCATCGACTATGGCCGTGGAACCCTACACTGGTTCGTCATCCATAATCATCGAGATGCATTCCTGACTATGGTGATGCGCCACCCCATCCAAGCATGGCGCTGGCTTGTGCAAGGAAAAGAATCGTGAGCCAGACGAACATGGAACGCGCTCTCGCCGCGGTCAAGGAAATGGTCAAGACCCAAGGCATCGGCAACTCGCTGAATGGCCACGATCCTGTCGGTGAACCCGAAGGTATCGTGGATCATCCCGGCGACTTGCATGCGCTGTCTGCCTCCACCCACATCCTTGTCAAGGACATGGCTGATGCGCTCACGCGCGCCATGCCGGGATTTCGCTGGGCCATCCAGCCCTCGGAGTTCGGCAAGGTGTTCAATGTGTTCTGTCTGGACTTCTCCGCGCGCTGGGGCTACCGCATCAAGTATGTGGACGTGATGAACGATCCGCGGCGCAAGGAAGCGGTACGCGCCGGGCGCACGATCCTCGCGCGCTTTCGCTACCCCGGTGTGCGCTACACCGCCGCGCTGATGGCCGCGATCCGCCGCAACGCGTCAGGCGAGGCGATCCCGGATGTGTCTGGCATGGCACAAACCCGCTTTACCAAGCGCGTCAACATCGAGCAGGCATTGAGCGACGGCACCGCCCGGGTGGTGGGCACCAAAGGCTCGGGCCAGATCATCGAAGTACGGCAAGGGAATCGCTCGCATGACTGACTTCAACCCCGACTCCTCGCTGAAACTGGAGGGTGGCAGTTTGACCACACCCTCCGGGAGCGGCACCGACCTGATCCCCACCGCTTCGACCAGCCTGACCCAATCGAAAGTCTATGGGGAGCGCCTACCGGGGGCACCCAAGCCACCGCCAGATGGCTCCATGCGGCCCACGCATGCGCTGGTGACGGCCAAGGAAATAGGCCGCGCCGCGCCGTTCGCCGATGACCAATGCATGGCGCTGGCCCGCCAGTCCTACACCACAGCGGAGGACTACTTCAACGCCAGCCATCGCACGCGCCTGATCGACGCGATGGCGCGCTTCAACTCCGAACACCCCAAGGGGTCAAAATACTGGTCGCCGTCGTTCGAGAAACGCAGCCGGTTGTTCCGGCCCAAGACCCGCGCGATGACGCGCAAGCGTGAGGCAGCCGCCTGCATCTCCCTGTTTGGTTCGGCCGATATTGTCAACGTGCAAGCAGCGGCCAGTTCCGATTCTGGCGCGGTGGAAGATGCGCGTATTCAGGAGGCGCTGCTGAACTACCGCCTGCAGGAGGATGACCGCTGGTATCGCTTCGTGGTGGGTGCAGTGCAGGACGCAGATCGGCAAGGATTCGTGATCGGCAAGACCACGTGGGATTACGAGGAGGCGACCCGCTACTACGACGAGATGCACCCGGAGCTGGGTCCGATCAAGCGCACCGACATGGTGGCTACGGTCGACCGGCCGGGCTGGTCGCTTATCCCCATCGAGCGACTGCGGTTCTCGCCGGCATCGGATTGGATGGACGTGGTGAACTCCTCCCCATTCCTGATCGAAGTGATCCCCATGTTCGTGTGCGACGTTCGCCGCTACGAAGCCAACCCACGCGCCCGGCTGTCTTACCGGCGCCTGACCGATGGGCAGTTGATGTCAGGCGGTCACAGTGGCGAGTGGGACGCCATTCGCATGCAGCGCGAGCGCAACAAGGTCAACCGCTACGAGCGCAGTTCGGACCCGTCCGACTACGCCGTCTGTTGGGTTCACCGCAACATCGTGCGCATCGAAGGGGAGGATTACATCTTCGACACGATTGGCACCACCCAGATGTTGTCCAACATCATCCCGCTGTCGGAGTTCGATCCGCGTGGGTACAGGCCCTACGTGATAGGCTCGAACATGCTGGAGTCGCACAACCCGTTCAATGTGGGTGCGACCACCCTGATGTCAGGGATTCAGGACGAAATCAACGACGTGTCGAACCTGTCCATCGACGCGAACAAGATGGCAACCTCCGGGCGCATGTTCATCAAGCGCAACACCGCCATCGACCTGCATGCGCTGGCCCGGTTCTCGCCCGGAGCGGTCGTGGAGATGGACAATCCGCAGCAGGATGTCAAATGGGACCGTTCGCCGGAAGCCCCCGCCGGCATGCAGGAGGAACATCAGGTTCTCAACACCGAACTGGATGACCTGATCGGCAACTTCAATCAAGGCAGCGTGGCCAACAACCGCAACTTGAATGAGACCGTGGGCGGCATGGAATTGCTGGGGACCGCGGCCGATCAGATGACCGAGTACGACCTGCATACGCTGTGCACCACCTTCATCAGCAAGATGCTGACCCAGATTCTCGACTTGGAAAAGCGGTGGGAAACCGATGCGAATCTGGCCACGATCATTGGCCAGCGCCTCGCCGCGAGCGCACGCAAGTTCTGGACCGCGCTGTCGACCGAAAGCAAGGTGATCGTCAACGTGGGGTTTGGCTCGACCAATCCGCAGAAGCGCATGGAGCGTATTCAGAGCGCGATGCAGACCACGATGTCCATGTTCCCCATGACGGTCTACCAGTCCAACCAAGCGGAAATCTTGAAGGAGGTCTGGGCTGCGGCCGGCTTTGCCGATGCCTCGCGGTTCTTCCCGTTCCTTGGGGATGCCGGCAAGCCCGATCCGAACCCGAAGGTCGCCACGCTGCAGCAGCAGTTGCAGTCGATGTTGATGAAGCTGTATCCGGGGGAGATGCACAACCAAGGCTTGATCCAGCGCGAGCAGGTGCGTTCGCAGGCAGCCGAGCGTGTGACCCAGATGAAGCTGCAGGGGCAGATCGCCCTCCAGCAGGCCGAAGCACAGGCCGCATTCACCATCAAGAAAATGGAACTGCAGATGGCCTACATCGAACTGCAGATGAAGCACGAGCAGAACGATGTCGCGCGCGGGCAACTCATGCTCAATCGCGAGAAGCTGTCCAACGACATCACCGTGCAGCGCATGGAACTGGACCTCGCCCGGCAAACCGCGATGGTCTCGCCCGATCCACCCATGCTCGCCATCGACGCGGAAGGCCAGCAACAGGTCGGTGCGCTCAACCAGCCCGGCTCCAACATCGGCCCGCAGCCGGGTTTCTCCGCCGACGCGGCCAGTGCCGCCGATTACCTGCAGGCCGGCAAGATGCCGCCTCCGCCTGTGGCGCAGCCGCTACCCGGTGCCGTCACGCCACCGCTTCCCAACCAGCCCTTGGTGACGGCATCCACGGATGAACAACTCGGCACGCCGCCGCAGTATCGGACCAACATATGAGCATGGATGACCCGCTGGACGGATACCGCGCACCACTGGGCGCACTGGCCCGGCAAATCGAAGGGCTGGGGGACAACGATAGTTTGTGGCAACGCCTGTACCTAGGAGATGCCGCAGTCAAGATCATGCGCGGCGTGGCGAAGCGCGAGGAAATCAGCAAGGTCATGGCGATGATGATTGCCCAGTGCGAACTGGACACCCAATCGTCATGCCAGCAGATACTCGACTGCACGGACCTGTCCAGCCCGGTCGCCAAGAAAGCGCACTTCGACGCGCGCATTTCCGCCGGCATCCTTGGGCGCTTGAACCAGTACATCCACAGCGGCGAACTCGCTGCCGAAGCCATCAACTCCCAAGGGGAACACTCATGAGCGTGCAACAGGAAATCGAACAGACACAGAGGGCATTGGACAGTGGTGCCTTGGTAAACGGGGCTGCCGATCATGTGGCCAAGGGTGACGAGCCGCATCCGGTGAAGATCGACCCGATGGCGGGTCGCAAGGCGATGTTCAAGAAAGCCGACGCGCTGCGCAACCTGCAGACGTTGGAGGGCGAGGCGAACGTGGACCCGGAGCGCATCGCGGCACTGGAGGCCGAAGCGCGCGGCGAAACCGTGACGCAAGAAACACAAGTTCCCGCCGCGAACCTAACATCCCCCGCTGGACAACGGCGTGACGAGTACGTTACGATCCCGGTCGAAGGTGGGTCGATCAGTGTTTCCCAAGCTGATGTTGACCGGGAGGGGAGTGTCGATGCGTACTTGCGCCGCCGTCAGTCTGACGAAGTGGCGGCACAGGACAAAATCGCCATCGCCCGGTTGCAGCAGGAACTTGCTGAATCCAACCGCCTCCGAGAGGAACTCACGCAGGCCCAGCGGCTTGCGGGTCAGGACGACCCAGCCAACAGGTCTGCCGCTCCAGCAGACCGGGACCATCAAGGTTCTGGCGCATCGGAAGCTGAACTTGCGGGGTTGGCCACGAAACTGGCCAAGCAGATTTACTCTGGCGATGAAAACGATGCCGAAGCCGCGATCCTAGAGATTCTGCGGCGGTCACGCGGGGAAACCCTTGGGACTGAGGACATTGAACGCCGGGTGCGTGCTGCGGTTGCCAAGTCAACCACGCCATCCGCGACCACAACCGTTGTGCCAGTGAACCCGCGTCTGCAGGCGATCAACGCCCAGATTGACGACATGGCCATCCGGGAATATCCCGATATTTGCAAGAACGAAATCGCACGTACCGCGACCTTCGCCTACTTCAAAGAACTGGTGAACCTCCCCGAAAACCGTGACCGTCGTGCTGTCGATGTTGCACGTGATGCGTGCGACTGGGGAAACACCAAGTTCTTTGGTGATCCCCGCAGCAAGATCGTTGAACAGAAGCGTGGCCTTCCCTCCAGCAACACGGCAAGTGGCGCCGCAACGACAACCACCGAAGATGAAGCGATGTCCCCAGCACAGGCCGTAGCCATGCTGCAGGCTCACCGAAACTTCGGGCGACGAATCCACAACCCCTGAGTTTCCCCGGAGAAAGATCATGTCTGGACAAGTTTGGAGTGTGAACACGCTCGGTGGCTATATGTACGCCGACCAGTTGAGCAACGTGCTGCGCATGGCGCTCCTGCCCACGGTGAAGTTCCGCCAGTTCTGCGACGCGAAGGACGCGACGGAGAAGGGCCTGCACACCGGCCAGTTGTTCACGTGGAACACCTACTCGCGCGTGACGCAGGGTGGTGGCCAGATCAGTGAGGAGGTCGATATGCCAACGACCAACTTCACGGTTGGTCAGGCCAGCCTGTCGATCACCGAGTACGGCAATTCGGTCCCCTACACCGGCAAGCTGGACGATATGTCCAAGCACCCGGTGACCGAAATCATCCACAAGGTGCTCAAAGTCGACGCGAAGGAAACGCTCGACGGCGCGGCATGGGCGCAGTTCAACTCCACCATCCTGCAGGTCGCTCCTACCGGCGGCAACTCCATGACGTCGGTGACCTCCAGTGTGGGTCCGACCGGCATCACCAACGCGGTGGCGATGAACAACTCGCACGTGAAAGCCATCAGCGACATGATGAAGGAAGCCAACATCCCGCCGTATGTGGATGATGACTACTACGCCATCGCGTGGCCGACCACGCTGCGCACGTTCAAGAACTCGCTGGAGTCGATCCACCAGTACGTGGAGACCGGCTTCCAGTTGATCGCCAACGGCGAAATCGGTCGCTACGAGGGCATCCGCTTCATCGAGCAGACCGCCATCGCACACGGCGGCGCGGTCAACGCCTCGGGCTACACCTTCCGCAACCCGGTGCCGTGGACCAACGGCCTGTCCGACTGGTGCTTCTTCTTCGGTGAGGACACCGTGGCAGAAGCGATGGTCATCCCCGAAGAAATCCGCGGCAAAATCCCGACCGACTTCGGCCGCTCGCGAGGCATCGCGTGGTACTACCTCGGTGGCTACGGCCTTGTCCATGGTGCGAGTACCGCCGATGCGAGCAATGCGCGCATCGTGAAGTGGAACTCGGCCAGCTAACGGCTCGCGCGCGCCAACCCATCGGCGCACGCACCATCCTTTTCTTTCGGAGAACACCATGTCCGGCAATTACGACAGTTTGCGTATGGTCAGCTACACCTTCCCCGGGGTCAACTTCGCCTCCGGTTCCTCGCAGAAATTGAAGATTCCCCGCGGCTCGCGTATGGCGCGCGTGTGCGACATCCTCGTTTCGGCAACCGTCCTGTTCACTCAGGTCACGACCCCGGCCGTGGTCCAGATCGGCGACGGCACCACGGCCAACGCCTTCGGCCAGTTGAGCCTCGGTGCGCTCGCCGCCGGCAACACCATCGGCGCGTCCGATGTGCTGGGTGGCCTGTTCGGCGTCGGCAACCAGTATGGGAACGCCGCCACCGCGGTCTACCTCGCCGGCAACTACAACTCGGGTGCGGGTCTGCATGACCTGATCGCGACGTTCGTGGCGCCCACGGGTGGCACCCCGGCCGGCACCGCCACCGTGATCGTGGTCGTGGGTTACGACCAGATCACCCCGTAACCGCAACCCTTTCGGATCGGAGAAGCAGTATGAGCAGCGAAAAGAGCAATGCGGGTTCGGTGAAGGCCGCGACCGGCAATGGCGAAACCCAGATGGGTCCGGAGAAGTTGCCGACGCACGAGAACTTTGAGGGCGCCAACGCCGTCACGGGTCCGGAGTTCGGCGACAAGTCCTCGCGCACGCCGCCGGGGGAAGGATCGTCCTTGGCCCTTGGCCTGTCGGAGCAGTCCAAGTTCGAGAACGAGGACCCTGATTCGCTCGGCGAAGGTCGCGACAACGCGACCGGCAAGCCGGACGGCCCGGAGCGTGGCGCTGTCAACAACGGCGGAGCCGGCGCCAAGCTGCAGTGGGGTTGATCCCGCTGCGGTAACCCAAGAGTGGCGCGCGGGGAATCTCGCGCGCCACTCGCGCATGGAGAGTCGTCATGGCAAGCAAGTCCGCTCCCGAAAAACTGACACTGGCCGACGCCCTGATGGCGCCCATGCCAGCGTTCAACGTGGCGCTGGAAATCGACCGGCCCGACCCGGATATCGCGTCGAAGGAGCCAAACTACAACGCCACCACCGATGACGGTCTGGCGTCGCTGCGTTCCAAACACATCATGCGTGACCACGCCGAAGTGGCCGCGGCATGTTCAGGAGACCTCCCGCTCGGCGACGGGTTGTCTCTGCGTCAGGCAATGGCGGGACAAGCCGAAAACAACCAATTCCCGGTTCGCACGAACCAGTACGGAAAACAAAGGGCATAAGCCATGAGTCTGCTGCAGATGAAACTCAATCGCGAACTCGCGTTCGGTCAAGTGTTTCAGGGTACTGGCGAGCAAGACCCCAAAGACACGGGCGTCAAGTTCTACCAGCACGGCCTGTACTTTCTGGCCAACGGCGACTTGGCCGTCAACAGCCCGCACAATGCCAAAAAAATGGCGTTGATCGAATCGCTTGGCGGCAACCCGGAGGAGGCTCCGCCGGAAGTTCAGGCGCCGGATCGCTCGCCCGTGAATCCGGAAATCGTGGCCAAACTCGGCGACAAAACCGACGAGGAAGTGCAGGCCATCGCGATCAAGATGGTGGCCGCGCTTACCGAACAAGGCACGATCCCGGACTACCAGCCAACCGTGGATGCTCGCGACGAGAACATCCGCTTCATCGCGCAGTATGCGAGCTAACGTATGTCGCGCACGTTCCTGACATTGTGCAGGGACATCGTGGCGGACCTCGGTATTGCCGGCGGTGTGCTGCAGTCCACCCAGAACTTGAACAATCAAGAGCAGGTTCGCATCTGCAATTGGGTGGCGCGATCCGACCTGTACCTACAGAATCTATGGACGCAGTGGAACTTTCTGTGGGTGCAGGACAACGCGGTGACGGTGCAGCCGGGGACCAATGTATGCGTCCCCTCGCCGCCGGCATGGGCTGCCAACATCCAGAGCGTCGAACTGGATAGCGTGTGGATCAATGCAGGCACCGCGAGTGCGCAGCGAATCCGGTGGATGGAGTGGAACGCGTTCTACCGCACCTACATGGTCAAGACGCTGGCGACCCGGACCGTACCGACGTTCTTCTCGGTGGACCCCGCTGGCGATATCTACCTGTCCAGCAACGTGTCGGCACTCACCACGCTCTCGATGTCCTACTACGTGGTCGGGAATGCGATGACGGCTGATTCGAGCGTCAGCCCGATTCCCAACAACTTCGACACGATCATTGTGGAACGCGCCAAGATCATCTATGCCGGGCGCGAGAATGCGCAGGAAATCATGGTCAGTGCCTCGGCGGAGTACAGCGACCAGTTGGACAAGATGCAGGCGTATTGCCTGCCGGACAACTTGGGTGGCCGCACCTTGCGCAATGACTCCACAACCATCCCGCCATCCTATGTGGAGTGAGACATGGACCTTGGGCGGGCACTGGCGGCATCGGGGGCACTGAGTACCCGCACGTCGATCAAGACGGCGGATCGGTTTGCCTTCAATGGCGGTCTGAACATCATGGACCCGCCGATGTCCGTGGCGCCCGGTCAGTTGCTCGGTGTGTTGAACTACGAGCCGGGTGTGCGCGGAGGTTATCGCCGATGGGATGGGTACGAGCGATTCAGCGGCCAGCCCAGCCCATCAAGCAGCCCCTATATTTCACTGCAGGTAGGCGCAACCTACAATCCCGCTCCGGGCGTCGTGTGCACCGAATCCGGCTCTGGCGCGACCGGCACGGTGGCCTACGTGGACACT